AAAGTTTATCCTAAATATCCGGACGCATATTTAATGCTTGTATCTGCAAAAGAGAACGTAGAAAATTTTGAGAAATCAGAACAGATTTTGAAAGATGCTTTAAAAATAATGCCTGAACACTATAAAATTTTGCACCGATTAGCATTATTATATATGCAATGGGATAGAATCAATCCACAAACATTAGAATCTGAATATGTAACAAAGAATATTCAAAAAGCAAAAGAAATATTTGAAAGTTTAAAAATACGAAAACCTGGCGACGAGTCAATTTATGATTTTTTAGCGATAATAGAGGGTTATTATTACAGAAACTACGAGAGAAAAGCTAGCTTATTTTGAGTTAAAAAATTTTAAAGAAGGAGGAAAACAATAATGAACACAGAAGAATTTTTTGAGAAAATTGAAGAAGTTTTACAAGATATCAAAGAAATTGTCAAAAAACACGGAAAACTATTGTTAATAGCTATTGCAACTTTGGGCGCAATTTTTTTGATAAAAAAAAGATAATTTGGGGGTAAAATATGAGAAAAAGCAAAAAAATTGTGTCTGAAATAGAGAAAAAAAATTTCACTGAAATTCTAAAAAAATATGGAATTCTGACTGCTATTATAATAGGGTTATATAAACTGATAAAAAAATGTTGGTATTGGATAATTTTACCAACTCTTGGGTTCTATTCTTTGAAAAACATTTTAATTGCAAACTCTATTAACGAGATAGATACAAAAGCAATTATAGCTGGATGGATATTTTGTTTGGTAATATTATATAAAATTTTTATATTTTTATTTGAACCAAAATGAAGTATAAATTAAAATATAGATTTAAAAAGGTTTGGTATATTCAGCTAATAAAATGGATTCTTATTATATTTTTGATAATATTGTCAATTATTTTTGCACCGCTTAATTGGATGAAATGGATATTGTTTCTTGTATATTTTTGTTTCTTTTTAATTAAATTTTTTCTTTGGGTAGAGGAAAATAATGAGTGGGACGAGTCAATCTAAAATAAAAAAATTTCGCAAAGCAACATACATTGAAGCAGAAAAACGCAGACAAGAGATTGAGAAAATGCTCCTTATAGGAGCATCATATACACAAATCGTAGAATACTGTAGGGAACATTATCAGATAACATCAAAGCAAGTTGACAAATATATAGCACAGATAAAGCAAAAATGGCAAAAACGATTTGTATTCACAAGCGCTACGTAACGAAGATATACGCACAGCGCTTGTAGTAGAACAAGATATAAGAAAGCTACAAGGACTATATGTTGAAAAAATTGAGCATTCTGGAGAAATGACTTTTATTGATTGGTATAAAAAGATGTTACAACAAGAAGAAAATAAAAAAAATGAAAAATAATATAATAAATAATTTAAATATAAAAAGATTCCAGCAAGAGCCGTTATTTTTTTTATATACTATACTTGATAGAAAAAAACGATGGGGAAAACAAGTTGAGATAATTGAAAGCGTACGAGATAATCGTAACACAATAGTTAAGTCTTGTCATGGAGTAGGAAAAACATTTAGTGCAAAAGATGTAGTTTTGTGGTTTCTTTATACACATGTTCCTTCTATAGTGCTTACAACTGCGCCGTCGTGGATACAAGTAGAAAAACTCCTCTGGGCAGAAATAACAAGTAGCTGGAAAAATTCATTATTTCCGCTTGGTGGTAAATGTTTAACAACACAGATAAAAATTGATGATAATCATTTTGCAATCGGAATATCACCAAAGATTGAAAATGAAGATGAAGCAAAAAGATTGACAGGATTTCATAGCCCTAATTTACTAGTAGTTTTTGACGAAGCAGCTGGTGTGAATGAAAAATTATGGAAAATTAAAGAAGCATTAATGACGTCAGCAAATGTACGATTTTTAGGAATAGGGAATCCTATTTCAACACAGGGAAGTTTTTATCAGATGTTTCAGAAATCTGATGTTAAAAAAATAACAATGTCAATATTTGATTCCCCGAATTTTAAAGCAAATAATGTAACATCTTTAGAAGATATAAAAGAGTTATTATTATTAGAAAAAACAGTTAGGGCAAGTGAATTATCTAAAATGAAAATAGTCAATCCGTCTTTAACAACAGTTCGCTGGGTAATTGAAAGGGCTGAAGAGTGGGGTATAGAATCACCGATTTTTCAGGCTCGTGTATTGGGAGAGTTTCCTGAAATTGCTGAAGATACAATTATTTCTTATACAGTAGTAGAAAAATGTAAATATATAGAACCGAATTTAAAGACACACAAAATTTTAGGGGTAGATGTAGCACGATACGGTACAGATTATACTGTAATGATAGGATATGAAAACGGAAGACAAATTTATAAGCGAAAATATGCAAAGAAAAATTTAGTATATACAACAAATCAGATTATTGCACTTATAACACAGCAAAATTTTAAAATAATAGTTATTGACGATACAGGGTTAGGCGGGGGCGTAACAGATAATTTATTTGAGTTTATAGCAAATAATGAAAATTATAAAGATGTAAATATTATACCTATTAACTTTGCAGAAAAAGCTTATCACGAAAGTGAATATGATGATATTATAACAGAACTATATTTTAATGCAAAGAATATGCTAGAAGATAAAAAGATAAGAATAGAAGATGAAGGCACATTAATAGCAGAATTATGTAATCGCAAATATAAATTTACAAACAAAGGAAAATTCAAAATTGAGAGCAAAGATGATTATAAGAAAAGAACAGGAGCAAAATCTCCTGATGAAGCAGATGCTTTTGTGTTATGTTTGTGGGGCATAGCTTTAAGTAAATTTGATATAATAACTACTGAATTTGACAATATAGGAGAAGAGCGCTTGTCTGCAAGAATGTTTAATGATGAGGTGAAGTTTTAATGAAAAAAATTGAAATCAAATGTAAAGGAACGAAGTATATTGACATTAACGAATTGCTTGAATTTCAAGGAAATTTAAAAGAACTTTCAAAAGAAAATTTTGAAAAATTGAAAAAATCAATCTTGAAATACGGGTTTAGAATCCCTGTTTTTGTCTGGCGCAATTATATTTTAGACGGACATCAGCGTTTGTTTGTTGTAAAAAGGCTATTAGAATCAGGCTATACGATAGATAAAATACCTGTTGTTGAGATTCAAGCAAAAGACAAAAAAGAAGCAAAGAAAATATTGTTGTTAATTAATTCACGATATGGAAAGATAACAGATGATGGATTATATGAATTTATTGAAACATTAAACATAAAAGTTGACGAAATAATTAACGAAGTTGATTTGCCTGAAATAGATTTTAATTTTTTTGTTAATTCTTTTTATAATAATGATGAAATAGAATTAATTGATATTAATAAATTGCAAATACAATATTCTGTAATAATTAAATGTTCTTCTAAACAAGAGCAAGAAAAAATAATGAAATTATTAAATTTACCAAAACCTTCTATTAAATATAGAACTTTTATAGAAATTTTTGAGAAACAAGAGAAAGATAAAGGAAATGGATAATATTACAAAGGTAATTTTATCATTAAGACCTTTAAGTAAAAAAGGAATATCAGCATACGAAAGGTTTGTAAAATTTTTAATGAAAAAATATGGATTTATAGTAATACAAGAAATATTTGAGTTAAAAAAATTTTGGGATAGAAAAATTGATATTTTAATTATTCCTTATAGTTTTTTATTGTTAAAAAATATAGAAGTAAAAACAATGTTTATTAAAAAATGTATAGAGAATAATTCTAATATTAAAATTATTAGGTTTTTTAATGAATACAATTTACAAGAACAAGGTAAGTTTATAAAAATTTGGAAAGAAAGACCGATTGATTATTTTATTTGTAATTTTGAAGGATATCATCGTCTAATAAACTATTCTAAAAATGTAATAAGATTAAATGTCAATGTTTTAGTATATAAAGAATATAATAGAAAATATGAATTTGAAAAGAAATATGATATATGTTATTATGGAACTTTCAGAAGAGGTAGGATTGATTATTTTAAAAAATATATTGACAAAAACATTTACTTATCTATATCTTCACAACGTAAAATTAGAAAATTTAAAGAATTATTAGAAAATGATTTAAAAATAATTCCTGCTTTTAAATGGAATATCAAATCAAAATTTAGGCTATTTAAATATAGTCTTTATATAGAAGACGAATATACTCATACTCATTATAATTTTCCTGCTGATAGATTTTATGAAGCTTTAACATATAAAGTAGTTCAGTTTTTTGATATTAATTGTAAAAATACTTTTGATAAATATGGAATTGATATTTCAGATTTTATAGTAAGAGATAAAAAAGATTTATATAAAAAAGTAAGAGAAACTGATTATTTAAAAGCTTGGGATATTCAGAAAAAATGGATAAAAAAAGTAAAAAGAGAGAAAAGAGAAATTGAAAAGAAAATAGATGATTTTTTAAATTCTATACTATAAACTTCTTGATTTTTTAATTGAAATGTGTTATATTATATATAGATGCCATATTGAGAAAAAGTCCTGCAGCTCAAATAAGTTTGCAGGATTAAGTTATTGGCTTTATTAGCTAAAAAAGTTAAACGAGAATATATTCAGCAGACTTCACAGAAACCTGCTTCTACAATGTTTAAAGTTACTACGCAAGTTACATCTCCACTTTTTGAAAATTTCGTTTTACGACCTTACAATCCTGCAGAGCTTTACCAAAAACGAGGTAATTATGATTTATACGACCAGATGATGGACGATGACCAAGTTTCTGCTGTAATAATGCTGAAAAAAGTTTTAATAATTGATTGCGATTGGGAAATTGATGTTTATGATAGAAAGACAGGGAAAGAGAACAGTGATATAAAAGAATTTTTAGAATGGAATTTGCAAGAAGTTCTTGGAATAGAAGATAATAAATTGTTTGAGCAAATTCAGTTAAATATGCTTACAGCAAAAGAGTATGGATTCTCGCTTTCAGAAAAAATTTTTGAATATCGGGATACAAAAAAATGGGGAAAGCGAATTGTGATAAAAAATATTAAAACAAGACCACCGCACACTTTCTTTTTTTATCAAGATGACTTCGGAAATATAACAGAGCTTGAACAAGATACAGATTCGGGTAGAATTAAAATTGATTATAACAAAATGATTCATTATATAAACAATTTCAAATTTGATAATCCTTACGGCGAATCAGAATTAAATGAGGGAATTTATCGCAACTGGTGGAGTAAACAAGCGATAATAAAGTTTTGGAATATATATATAGAGCGTTATGGAAATCCACCTGTTGTGGGAAAATACGATAGAAAAGATAAAAACATTGTTGATAAATTCAAAAAAGTTTTAAAAAATCTGCAAGTACAAACAGGAATTACGATTCCACTTGAATATGAAATAAAATTACTTGAAGCAAATTCAAAGGGCGAATCTGTATTTGAACGAGCGATAAATTATTACAATATGATGATTGCAAGAAAACTTTTAATACCAGACTTGATGGGGTTTTCAGGTAAAGAAATCTCTGGGGGTTCTTATGCGTTAGGGAAAGAGCATTTTGATATTTTTTATAAAATAATTGAACTTGATAGAAAATATGTAGAGATGCTTTTAACAAGACATATAATTCAACCGCTAATTTTCTGGAATTTTGGAAACAAATACACAGGCAAATTTATTTTTCAGAAAGTTGACTCTGAACGAGAAGAGAAACACGCAGAATTGTGGATTAAAGCTGTTCAAACAGGTATGGTTGATACAGATATAGAACAGTGGAATCATTTCTTTAAAACTATCGGGTATCCTGAACAGAAAGAGAAAGAAAAAGAAGAGCAACCGATTAAAATTAAAGAAGAGCCTAAAACAGAACAACTAGAGCAATTACCCGAACAGCAAGAGCAAGAAATGAGTTATAGAAAATATTATCGGGAATTAACAGAATATGAGAAAAAAGTTGATTATGCAAAAATTGATAGAGTAACGCAAGAAATAGAGGATAAATATAAAAAGCGATTAGCTAATGTTTTTAAGTTAATTATTAACGGACTTGTGAATGATATAAAGACAAAAAAGATTATTGAACGAAAGAGATTAGATTTGATTGGAAAATTAAAATTAAGAAATTTATCTAAATTAAAGCAAGAGATAAAAAATATGCTTAAAGAAAGTCTTGAATTTGGTAAGCAGATGGTAAAACAAGAGATTGGAAAACGAAAAAAGAAATATGCTATTGTAACAACAGGTTCAGAATTTGATACAGAGCAAGTGACAAAATGGTTAGATGAAATAGCAGAATTTATAACAACAGCTGAGGAAGCATATATATACCAGCAAATCAAACCTATTTTGATTGAAGCTGTGCGAGAAGGTACAGGAATAAAAGATATAGTTAAGATGATTGATGAAGCTATGCGAGGATACGATTTAGATTTAGGAGCATCAAAAATTGAACGAATAGTAAGAACAAATATCAACAGAGCATTTAATCAAGGCAGAAAAGAATTGTTTGAAGAAGTAAGAGATGAGATTGTAGCGTATCAGTTTTCAGCAATTCTTGATGGTAGAACATCAGAAATTTGCGCAAGTCTTGATAAAAAAATATTTAGACCGTCTGAAATTGCTATATACAATCCACCGTTACATTTTAATTGTAGAAGCCAATTAGTAGCAATTTTTAGAGACGAACCTTTTGATGGTTATTCAGAAATGCCAGCTATAGAACCTGCTGGTGGTGGATTTTTGAAATTAAAAGAATAAGGAGGTATAATAAAATGCCATATCCAAATGAACATAGTTTAAGAGTAAATAGCCCGGATAAATATAAAAAATTTCGTAGACAAAATGACAAGTTTGGTGTAGGAATAGATGTAATTTTCGGAATAACAGCAGATGGTAAAACAGAAGTGCAAGCAATACGATTTGATGCAACAAAATTTTCAGAAGATGAAGCGAAAAAATGGGCAAAAGAACACGGATTTTCGGGCACATTTGAACCTGCAAAAAAGATGAGTAAAAAATATCAGTGCGAATGTATAGAATGTAGTTATAAAATGGAATCAGATAAACATTGTAATGAATTAAAATGTCCTGAATGTGGGGGACAGATGCGTAGAGCAGAAAGACCCGGACCTGGACAAGCTGAAAAAATGCAAGCAAAAGAAATTGAATATGTAGAAGATATTGACCCAGAGTTGACTTATGAATTTGATGAAGAAACAAAAGAATATAAAGCAATGAAAACTGAAAGTGGAAATAAATATCCTGCTGAAGCATATCTTTATGTTCCGGACCCAGAGAAACCTTCAACTTGGAAATTACGAATTTGGGAGACACCTTCTAAAAAAGTTACACGAGCACAGTTAGGACGAGCTGCAGCTGCGTTTTCACCGGGCGGATTTAGAGGACAGAAAGTGCAATTACCGAACGATGTAAAAGCAAAAATTAAAAAGAAATTAATTTCATTATATCGTGAATTAGGCATTGAAGATGATGATATTCCGAAATATCTCTTTGAAAAAGATATTGAATTAAAAGAATATGCAAAATTATATGATTTGAAAGATGTTGAAATTTTTTCTGCGGGAAGATGGGAAGGTAAAAACAGCGCAAAAGGTGGAGATAAGTATACCGAAGAAGATTTAGACGAGATAGTAAAAGCTTTCAATGAAATAGGAGACAAAATCAAACCACCGCTGAAGCTCGGACACGATTCTAAACAAAAGCTATTACAAAGAGATGGTTATCCTGCAGCTGGTTGGATTACAAATTTAAAACGAGTTGGCAAAAAGCTTGTAGCAGATATTTCAAAAATACCTGCGAAAATTTATGAACTTATCAAAAACAAAGCTTACGGTAGATTTTCACCTGAGATTATTTGGAATTACAAAGACACAAGTTCAGGTAAAACATACAAACGTGTTTTAGCTGGGCTTGCTTTACTTGGGTCTGATTTACCTGCTTGTGATACAATAGATGATTTCATTGATTTGTATGGTAGAAATGTAAACGAAATTGAGTTCGTTTACATAACTGAAAACAAAAATTTTAAAATAAGAAAATATTTTAACAAAATAGAGGAGGATTCTACAATGGCTGAAAAAATTGATGAATTAAAACAAGAATATGAAAACAAAATTAAAGAATATGAGAAAAAAGTGGAAGAGTTAACAAATGAAATAAAAGAATTGAGAAAAAAGATTAGAAAAAAAGAAGTTGATGCTTTTCTTGAGAAAGCGATTGAAGAAGGTAAAATTACTCCTGCCCAAAAACATTTCTATATGGCAATGGCGCTTCAAGATGCTGAGTTTGAAACAGATAGTAGCTCAGAGCAGAAATTCGTTTATACTTACAAAGATGGCGATGAAGAGAAAAAAATTGAATATACAAATTCTTTTGAGCTTGTAAAGCAGATAATTGAAAATAATGAAAAAATAGATTTTTCAGAACAGACAAGAAAAAGTGAATATACAAGAGGTAAAAATAAAAAAGAAAATGATGAAATGAGCGATGTTGAATTAGCAGAAAAAGCTGAAAAATATGCAAAAGAACACAACGTTAGCTACAAAGAAGCTTTAATAGCTGTAGCTAATGAAGAATAACTAAGGAGGTGAAAGCGATGAGCACAATAGCAGGTATTGGTAAAGAATATGATAAAACTTTTAAGGCAGATTCAAGTGTAAAAACAACAACTTCTCAATATAGGGTTGTCAGTATGCAGAACGCAGGTAACAGTTCAGATTTTACTGTTAAAGTAGGTGCTACATCCACAGTTTATAATTTTGCAATCGGGATAAATCAGACATATATGAGTTCTGGGTCAGAAGCTTGTAGCGTAAGAATGTTCGGAATTTCAAAAGCAATAGCAGGACAGTCTGTTTCTGCCGGTGATTTCGTAAAAGCAAACTCAAGCGGAGCTGTTGTTCCTATTCTTGTAAATGGTTCTACATTGACTATTGCATCAACAACTTCTCAAGTTGTCGTAATAGGAAGAGCACTTGAATCTGGTTCAACAAATACAGTTATTTCTGTGTTTGTTAACCCACAGGTGTTCGATGGTTCATTTGTATAAAATTAGATAAGGAGGTGACATAGAATGCCAAGACAAGGTATGAAACGAATATCAGCTGCACTGACAAATTTGTCAGTTAAATATACAAATGCTGAATATATCGCAGGAAAAGTTCTTAAAGATGTTCCTGTAAAACACGATACAGATAAATATTATGTATATGCAACAGATTTCAGACTTCCTGAAACTTTACGAGCAAATTATGCACCTGCAAATCAGATAACCTGGGAAATGTCAACAAGCTCTTACGTACTTCAGAAACATAGCTTAAAAGATGCTATCTCAGACGATGATAGAGATAATACTGATGCACCGATTAATCTGGATGCAGACACAACTGAATATTTAACAGATAAAATCAAATTAAGAGAAGAATATGAAACTGCAAAACTTCTTTTTACAACAACCACATTTTCTAATTACGCAACTCTTAATACAGTGACAAGCTGGAAATATAACACATCTACATCAGCACCTATTCAGAATGTTCTTTCTGCGACTGTAAAGATAATTCAAAGTTCAGGCAAAAGACCGAACACTGCTGTGATGGGAATATCTGTTCTTGAAGCTCTTAAAGAAAATTCAAATGTATATGGCAGAATTCAGTATACGGATAGGGCGATTATCACAGAAGACTTGCTTTCAGCTCTATTTGATTTAGAGAAAGTGTTTATAGGAACAGCGATATATGACGCAAACAAAGAAGGTGAATCACAAGATATAACTTCAATCTGGGGTAGCGATTGTCTAATCGCATACTTTAATCCTAACCCTGGACACAAGAAGATTACTGCAGCTGTAATGCTTCGTGGTCAGCGTTATGGAAAACCTTATACTGTCAAGAAATGGTATGATGATGAAACAGACTGCGACTGGATTGAAGTAACAACTAAATTTGTTCCTAAAGCAGTAGCAACAGCTTGTGCATATCTATTTAAATCTGTGACACAATCTTAATTTTTCTCTATTATAGATTGTAAGCAATTGGGAGCTATTGTAGCTCCTTTTTGCTTACATCTTTTTGAAAAATTTTAAACAAGGAGAGTAAAATGGCTGAAAAAAATATTAAAGTAGAACAAGATAAAGAATTAACAAAAAAGAATGCAGAATTTTATAAAAAAGAAAAATCAAAAGACCAGATAATCAAAACTTACGTAACATCCGATAGCGAGAAAACGAAAATAATTGAAAATCGTATTTATACAAACGGCGTTAAAAAATCAACGCTTGTTGGGCTTTTAAAAAATAATAAAGTTATAATGGATAGAGGTATTGATAACAGAATTAAAAAAGAATTAAATATTGTTTAATTAGGTTTTTGAAATGACATATATTGATACTTATACATCTATACTTACTTTGTTACCTGGATTACCTCAGACATCTACTGATGCAAAATTTACAGAAACAACAGAATTAATAAACTCACATCGCACACGAGCAGATAATATAATCAATTCTGTAATAGCAAAGAGATATGATATAACTCAGTTCACAACAACAGCTATTCCTCCGATTTTACAAACTGTGGCTGAAGATATTGTAGCATATATGACTTTTATTTCGCTTTATTCAGCAGACAATCAAAATGCGAATGAATGGGTAGAAAAATTTGAGAAAGCAATGGAAATTTTAGGAAAAATTAGAGATGGGAAAATGGATTTAGTTAATTCAAACGGAAATCTTATATCAGAGCGTGAAAGCGCAACATCAGAATGGGTAGCAAGCACAAGCGAAGAATATACACCGTTCTTTAATGTTGATTCTGCTACATCGTGGAAATTTGATTCAGATAAATTAGATGAGATAAGCGACGATAGGAGTTAAAAATGAAAGTTACTGTAAAAGGATTAGAAGAATTAACCCAAGAAATGGGACATTTATTTTCAAGTTTAAGTGATTTAAGGAAACCCTTTAATATTATTAAGGCAAAAATGCACAGAGAAATAATAAAACATTTTGAAGAAGAGCGGGGTCCAGATAGCAGATGGGAAAGATGGCATTGGAGAGGTAGAATTCTTAATTATAGACCTTACGGAAGAGGTGGAAATAAAATATTACAAGATACAGGTAGATTAAAAGGCGGATTTGCTTGGAATTTATTACCGCTGGAGATACGAGTTTTTAATGAAATTGACTATGCTTCGTATCATCAATTTGGAACACGAAGAATGGTAGCACGACCATTTTTGTGGTTTGAAGATAGAAGTATTGAAAATTGGGCTAATACTGTTGTTAATTTTATTTTGCGGAGATTAATATAATGGCATTATCAGCAATAAACATTCTTAATTCTGTTAAAAATTTACTTGATAAAAATAATACTACGACATCAGACTATGATATTTCAGCTAATCTTGAACGCAGAGTAGTTAAAATTTATAGAGGTGTTTCAAATTTATATGAGCATAAAACAATTCCTAAGAATTATTATCCTTGCGTTTTCGTTGAATTAGACAGTATAAGAGAAGAGAATGCACAATTAGGAAATTCTGCAAAAAGAGATGTTTCAGGAACAATTAATATTATTGCAGTTACAATGCTTGAAAAACCTGCTGGGGCTGAATCAGCTGATACAGAAATAATTAGACTATCAGAAAATATTCAAAAATTATTAAGAAATAAAATAACACTTTCAAATACAGTTGATTACATAGAAGACATAGCAGTTGATTACAATGTAATTACACGAGCAGATACTTATAATAATATTTCAAAAATTATAATTAATTTCAAGATTTTATCTGATTAAAAAGGAGTAAAATATGTTAACATCAAAAGAAGTTTTAGAACAAAGTAAGAATGCATTTCGTGAATGGGATACAATCTGGCGTAAGCATTCAGAAATTAATGGAAAAATTCACAGAGAAAGAGGTTTATCACATCAAGATTTATTATTCAGAGGAATTGGTAAGGTATTACTTCTTATAGGGATGGGAGCATCGCTTGAAGACAAAATTGAAATTATAAAAAAATATCAGAATAAAGGAGTAGACATCGGGTGTGTTGATAAAGCTTTTGGATATTTAACAGACAATGGGATTAAAGTCAATTATGTCTTTTTAGCAGATGCAGGAATTTCTTACGAAAGATGGATAGAAAAATGGATAGACAAAACTGAAAATGTGATTTTAATTTCAAATATTAATGCTAATCCTAAATGGACTCAAAATTGGAAAGGCGATGTTTGTTTTTCTGTTTTTAAAGACAATATTCATTCTGAAAAAATTTATAGTAAAATTTCTGGTTGTTATCAATTTATACCAGCGGGCTCAAATGTTGGAAATTCTGCTATTATTTTTTCAACACAAATTTTGGGATATGATGAATATTGGCTTGTAGGATATGATTTCTGTTGGGATAACAAAAAGAATTACTATGCATTTAGTGATTCAGAGAAAAGATTTTTTATGAAGCATATAATGATGATTGACAATTGGAATAATTTCGTTTTTACATCACAGAATCTTTTGTTTTCAGCAAGATGGTTATCTGATTTTTATATTAAAGTTTTAAATCAACACAGAGTAAAAATATTTAATTGTAGTGAATATGGAATTTTAAAAGCAGTTCCTACTGCAAATTTAGAACAGAAATTAAAAACATTTAGAAAACGAAATTTATACGAGTTGTCAGAGCAAGAAAAAAGTATAATTCTTTCAAAAAAACTAAAAAAGATAGTATTAACTGATGCTGAATTATTTAAAGCGGGTATTGATGTTTCTGATTTATTGCAATTAAAAGATATAGATGCTAAAGCAAATTATGTTAAGGGACTTACAATTGATTATATTGAGAAAAATGAAATAATGAAATATTATAAACCGCAGATAATTCAAAAAGGAGTTTAGCTATGACAAAGTATAAATTAAAATATGTAGATAAGAAAAAAATATTTATTCCAAATCTAACATATTATCGTGAAGGAATTAAACTCCCTTTTGGCGACAATATAATTGAGGTTACTGAAAAAGAGAAAAAATCATTGTTAAAAATAAAAAATGGCAACAAAAACTGTTTTGAAGAAATTTCAAAAAGAAAAAAATCTGAAGATGAAAACAAAGAAATTTTAAAATATGCGGATAATAAAATAGAGGAGGAATAAGAAAATGGCAAATTTAGGCGGAAATGATGTAAGATTAGGTTATGCGTCTTGGATTGGAATAGGAGAAGAAACTACATTCGGTGTTAAAGCAACTGCAAATTCTTATTTTGAGTTTAACTCAGAAAGCCTTAAACTTAACAGAGAAACAATTTTTTTAGAATCAATCAATACTACTCGTGATATAACACGTTATTTTACAGGCAACGAAATTGTTGAGGGAAATATAGAGGTAGATTTAAATATAGCAGAAGATGGAATTGTAAAAATAATAAAACAAGCTTTCGGTGGAACAGTAACAAGTTCTGGAACATCAACAGCAGGTTATACTCATATTCTTAATTTAGGCGATATGGAAAATAATCAGTCTTCAGCGGGTAGTTCTGATACAAAGTCTTTAACAATTTCTGTTCAAAAAGGAAATACAACATCTACACAATTTCATTTTGTTGGGTGTAGAATTAATAATCTTACAATAGCAGGCGAAATTAATGCACCGATTAAAATGACAGCTGATATTCTTGGTAAAACTGCAACAAATACAGCAGAATCACATACTGTTATCTTCTCAGATATAAAACCGTTATTTTTTACAGGAATTACAATTCAAACAGGCGATTCAACAGGGAATTTAACAGCAACAAGTTGTATAGGATTTGAATTTGCACTTACGAACAATCTCGCTTCTGATGCAAATGTAAGAAGTTTAGGAAGTAGAAATATAACAAAACTCCCACCACTTACTCGTGAAGCAACTTTAAAGTTAACAATGCGATTTGACACAACAACAGCTTATACAAATTTCTTAAATGAAACATCTATTGCTGTGAAAATTATAATGAGCTCTGGTGAAACGATAGGTTCAGATGCAGGAAGCACTACGTATTCAATGTATATTGAGTGTCCAACTTGTTATTTAACAGGAAGTCCTATTCCTGAAATTGGTGAGAAAGGTCCGATTGTAACTGATTTAGAATTTAAACTTGTAAAAGAAAACACTACATCTGCTTATTTGTGCAAAGCAGAAATTTGTAACGCAACAGCAAATTATTAATAATTAAGAGGTGATTTATGGCAAAATATGCTGATTTAGATGTGCTTGTGCCTGATAAACGAAAAATTAAACTGTCTGGTAAAGAGTATATTATACCTGGCTCTTTACCTGTTAAAAAAATGATTGAAGCTTTAAAATACGGACAGAAAATTGCAGATGGCGATTTTTCAGGAGATAATATTGATAACTTTTTGAAAGTTCTTTATGACATCATTGTAATTAAAAACAAAGATATTACTTATGAAGAATTTGTAAACTCAATTACACTTGAGCAAAGCATAGCATTTTTCAATTTTCTATACGCAGGTATTGAACCGCAAAGAACACAAGAATTGATTGAAAAAGAAACAAGTAAAATTAATGAGCAAAAATAAGAAAAATCTAATTTATCGTGGCAAGATTAGCGAGGTTTATGGTGAAGTTTCTTTACTGAATATAATTGCAGAATTTATGTTATTTTATAATGTTTCGTTTCAAGATGTAATGGAAATGGACTGGGAAATATTCTTAAAACTTTTAGAATATCAAAATAAAAAATTAAAGCAAGAGCAAAAAGAAGTTGAGGAATTGAAACGATGGCAAAGACAGTTGAAGTAAGATTTATATTTGATACTGGTAAAGCAAAAGCAAATGTAGATAAATTAAATCAAGGACTTGAACAAACAAAAGAAAAGACAAAAAAATTAAAATCAGGACTTGCTAATTTCAAAAAACACTGGTTAGGAGTAACAGCAGCTATCGGGGGAACAGTTCTTGCTTTACGTTCTACTGTAAAAGCTGCAGCTAAACAAGAAGAAGCAGAAAGGCTTCTTGCAGCTGCGATGAAAAACGCAGGCACGTATACAAAAGAACGATACGAACATCTTAAAAAATATGCTTCACAATTACAGAAAGTAACAACTTTCGGTGATGAAGAAATAATGGTAGTTCAGCGGATGCTTGTTCAATATGGACTTGAAGAGAAAATACTTGATGAAGTTACAGAAGCAACACTTGATTTAGCAGTAGCTAAAAAAATGGATTTACGAACAGCTGCAGATTTAGTAGGAAAAACAATCGGGTCTACAACAAATGCATTATCACGCTACGGCGTTGCAACAGTAACTGCAAAAGATAGAACAGAACGAGCAAAACAGACGATTGAAGGATTAGCAAGATTATTCGGTGGACAAGCAAGAGCTCAAGCTCAGACTTTTGCGGGTCAAGTTGCACAAATGGCAGGACTAATAAGTGATGTAAAAGAGAAGATTGGATTTGCATTAATGCCTGTTCTTTTAAAAATAGTAAAAGCAATAAAAGATGTTGCTGAATGGTTTAATAATTTAAATCCTTCTATTAGAAAAACAATTATAACTATAGGACTTATCGGAACTGCAATTTTAGTTTTAACAAAAGTAGTAATGGCGTTTGGGGTATCTTTTCAAGCTGCATTTTTGCCTGTTACAGCTGCTATTGTAGGCACTATAGCTGTTATCGCAGGAATAAAAATTGTTTTGAAAGTAATAAAAAAACATTTCGGAAGTTTCGGAAATTTTGTAAGATATATATGGGAAAGTATAAAAAAGCATACAAAAATTGTCTGGATAGCTATGCAAATAGGAATTCTATATGCTATAAAAGTAATCATAAAAGGCGTTAAAAAGATGCTTAATGTAGTAATCGGCGGAATAAATCTTATAATAAAAGGAATAAATTTATTTAAAAAACAGAAAATACCCCTGCTTGAAAACCCGATGACGAAAGTTGTAGCAGGGATAAATAGAGCTATTCAAAAACAAAAAGAAGAATTAGAATTAGCAAAAGTAATAAAAGTTGAACGAGAAGCAATGAAAGACGAAGAAGCACAACGAGATATTGAACGAGAAAACGAAAAAAACGCAGCTCTTATAGCATCAAACGCATCTAAAAATGAAGCAATAAAGCAAAAAGAAAAAGAAACAGCAAATAAAATTAAACAAGAGTATTCTAATTTAATACCATTACTTATGAAAATGGATGAAGCACGTGCTAAAAAATTTCAGACTTGGCAAAATTTTATGATAAACGCTCAAAGCTCAAATATACGAGCATTATGGGGAGTTTGGAAATCGCTCGCTATAATTCAGACAATTTCAGACACATATAGAGCTGCAACAGCAGCTTATGCAGCTATGGCAGGTATTCCTATTGTAGGTCCTGCGCTTGGTGTAGCAGCTGCAGCTGCAGCTATTGCATTCGGAATGGAACAAGTTCATAAAATAGCTGCGCAACCACCTCCGAAAACCGCAAAAGCTGAAAAGGGCGGAATTATACCTGGTTCTCGTGAAGGAACTTTGCTTGTAGCAGGTGAAAAAAATAAGGCAGAAGCAATAATTCCTTTAGAAAATCAACGTGGTGAAAGTATGCTACCACTCGGGTATACAATAAATATAAATGTTGAAAATCTATATGGTGATGAAGCAAGCATAAATGAGTTTGTTAAAAAAATTGATGAAAAATTATATGATTTATTCAGAAATAAAGAATCAGTTTTTGCAGGAGCTATAACAGAATGAATATGGAATTTTTAAAACTTAACAAACTTGATACTACAACAATGTTATCTGTGACATCAGGGTCTACAACAGCATATAAGTTATTTGATAGATATACATCAAAATATTGGGAAAGTCAAAATAGTTCAGATACTGCAGCTGAGATTATTACAATAATATTTCCTGCAACTGTTACAATAGATAGAATTATTTTACAAAATATAAATTTAAAAGATTTTACAATTTATTATAATGGAACAACAACGAATTTATTTACTTTTAATTCAAACTGTATAACAACTACATCTGATTTTGTTTCTAATAGTGTAACAAATTTATATCTTTATTGGAATAGTGCAACTGCAATAACAAGTATTTCAATAAAAACAAGTGCTACAATGATAGCAAATGAACAGAAAAAAATTGGTGAATTATGGGTAACAAAACAATGGTTTCAATTTCCTGAAAATCCTTCTGTTAAGAATTTTAAACCTGCGATTGATAGAAAAGAATATGTATATGAGATGAGCGATGGCGGGGTAGCGCTGTATGTAATAAATGAAGTTTATAAAGCAGATATAAAACTTGATTTTGTATCTTCAGCAACAATGCAATCTCTTTATAGTATTTGGAGTGCTTATGATAATTTTGTTTTTGTACCTAATCCAACAGGAACGAATTGGGATGGTAAAATTTATGAGGTTAATTGGATAGGTGAATTTAATTTTGAGCAATTTGCAGATAATTATAAAGGTAATGGTTATACTGGTAGTATAAAATTAAGGGAAACGGCAAAATGAGTAGCGAATGGGAAACAACAGTAGGATTAATAGCTAAAAACAAAATGAAAGTATTTAGACGCTTGTATATGAAAAGACGTACCCAAGATGGATATGAAAGTAGTTGGCAAAAAATAGACCCCAAATATATTTTGAGTTATGGAAGTGTAACTCATAGTATAGATGATATAAAACCAAATTTTTTTAATATTTCTGGATTAACAATTAGAGTAAGAAATAATGATGGATTTTTTAATGATGTAGATGATTCAAAAAGTTTTTGGAATGGATATTTATCACGATATAAAACATTAATAAAAATTGAAGCAGGATATGAAGATGAAAATGGAACTGAATATCCTTCTAATCCTATTCAATATATTGGGATAATAGATAAAGATTTTAGTATGAATGAACAAAGTATAATGGAAATATCTACAAAAAATATTGTTTCTGTTTTTGAAAATGTGCCTGCATCACAGATAGCAGGACTTGGAGCAACATTAACAGCTTCAGAAATTGTAACAAAAATAAAAGAACATACAGATGCAAATGAGGTTAAAATTTTTCAGCAGTATATTTCAGCAGGAGCTTGGTATATAGATACAACAACAACATATTACAATTTTGCAACAACAACATCTTTGCAAGGAATGAGCTGTTGGGATTTGCTAAAAAAATTAGCAGAAGCAGAAAATTATATTGTATATGTTTCACGAGATGCATCGTTTTATTGGAAGGAGCGAGCAACTTATTATGAAAACCAAACTACAACAAATTATACAGATAATACACAGACATTATGGAATAAATTAGGTTCAGATATAGAGGTTCAAAATAGTGAAGCAGGACCTAATGGAAGTTGGCAAGGTACTTCTTCATATATATCAATAAAATTTAATAATGGAATGTATATAAATAATGATAATAATTATATTGATTTTGATGGGAGTTTCTTTACACCTAATAATTTTACCATCGAAGTATGGTTTAAAACTGATTATAATGTAGTAAATGGACAATCCCAAGATGGAAAACAGCACTGTTTTTTTGTATGGTTTTATAATAATAATAATCGATGTTTAGCAAAATTTACACATGATACTCGATATTTAGAAAT